GGAAGCAACACCAAAGTTTTGAGTATCAGCAGGTGGTTGAACTCGTAGATTTGTAACATTATTATTGTTTTGAGTTACTTCGACAAGACCACTTGCTGGTGGTTCTGAGTTGTATGAGTTGTATTGAGATCCAAAACCATTTGCTAAAGCAATATATTGTTTATAGTCATTTTCATTAGACTGGATTTCAGGTCTAAATCTATGGATTGGGATAAATGTAAATCCAGTTACTTTAATAATATGAGCTAATTCTTTAACAGTAGAATCATATAAATCACCATTTGTATTAGGTTCTGTACTAATTCCGATTTCCCATGGAACATTATCTTCCATTGTATAAGTTAAACCAGTTATAATACCGGGTTGTTCATAAACATATCCACCAATAGTTAATTGGGCTAAATTACCTCTCATATATCCTAATCCACTATAATCAGGGGTTAATGATGAAGCAAGAAAATTTAGTTTTTTATACATTGGTATTAACTCTTGTTTTGATTGAGCTGCTACCGTCCAAGATAATGAAAGTTGTCTAGTAAACCCATTATAGGTGTAGAAATTTTCACCTCTTCCTAAATATTTTACAGCATCCCACGATGCATTGTACGCATCTGAGATAGAATCCAAAAATGCTCTAAAATGAATAAATTGTTTTTGATTAGGATTATTATTATCTATAATAGCTATTCTAAATTTAACTAAATCATTTACAGGAGTATCAAATGAATCTAGTAATACAGAATCACTTTTATATACAGAAAAAGCATTAAGTCTATCTAAAGCTCCTACTGGTTGGTTTGTTGATGTGTCTATTACCCCATTAACATAATTAGCATAGCTTTTATTTGCTCTTGCTCCAGGACCGCTTCCATCGGGTCCTCCTATTCTAACTCTTTGTTCTAAATTATAAAAATCATAATCAGGAGCATCTGTTAATTGACCTAGTCGTCTAGCTTCTTCTTTAGTTAATCCTTTTTGATTAATTGTGCTTCTTAATACTACTCTAAAGTCTTGAATTGTAGGTGAAAAAGATAATTTACCAGGATTAATAGGAGTATCTATTATATCTTGTTGAGTATAAGTATAAGTTCCTTGAGCATTAATTAAAGGAGTATTTGTAGGCCACGTGTTGCCTTCAATTGTTGGATCATAAACATTAAAATTATATAATCCACTTTTTAACGATCCATCTGATAAATTATATGGGCTACTAAGGTTTTGCTTTGTTAGTCTAAAATATTTTCCTGTTAATCCTGCCGATGTTGTTTGACGTAAATAAGAAAGAATATTTGATCCAGGATTTGTATGTTTTTTTTCTGTTCCCCAAAAATAAGAAGAAGGAGAATTTTTAGCAGTATATTGATAATTATTTTTACCTGTTCTTCCTATATCATCAGCATATCTTATGTTTGTTTTTCCGACACCTAATCTAGAACCAGGACCACCAGAATAACTTAATACATTAACTCCATTATTTAAAGTAAAACCATTTAAATTTTCAACTGTTTTATCATTTATAGCTGTATATAGTTGGACTAATCTATTATCTGGTTTGGTTTGTTGTGGAGTTACTCTAACACCATATAAATTATCATTATTAGAATAAGCGCCTGTTCCAGCAAAAGGATTAATACCTTGTTTAGGTAAATGAACACCATTAAATAAAACACCTGCTTGTGTTAATGTATTTAGAGGTGAATATACACCTCCATTCATACCATTAGGGGATACTTGTGTACGAACAGCAGAACGAGATAAAGCTTCTTGTTTAGTAACAAAAAACAACCCATTAGGTGTTTTTGTATCAGTAAACATTTTAGTTAAACGCTCTACATCTTGTGCTGAATTAAGAGGGGCACCAATACCTCCTCTCCAAATGAAATCATTATTAAGTACACTTAATGTACTTGTTCCATCAGGAATAGGTGTTTGAATATAGGGTTGATTACTACTTCCTCCATTAAGTCTATCCCTACCATAAGGGATATTTTTTAAGTTAGGAGTTGTCCCATCACCAGTATAACCCTGGCCTCCATTATAAAACTTAAAGTTTTTAGGATCGGTAAGTAGGTTTAATAACCCCATTTATTATTTAGGTAAATTATCTAAGTAAGGTAATTTTCCTGCTACAACAGGTTTTTTTCCGCTTAAATCTAATTGTGATGGTTGTGGTAAAGCATTGTTGTATCCATCGTTGTATTCAGTATATGCTTTAGTTACAATAGCAGCATTAGCTCCAGTTAGTGAATACGATGGTTGACTACCATCAGCATGCAATTTAGATTGTTTAGTTGCTCCAGGATTAATTGAAGGAGTTGCTCCATTGCCTGAGCTAAGGGGTGAACCTGTGTTTTTTAATTGATCTAATAGTCCCATGATATTTTGTTTTATTATAAATATTAAAAGTATAAAATTTTTTATATGTTATTTCATAACCCAAGCATTTTTAGAAGATTGAGTAGCAATTTCATTAGAACGATTTGCTTGGAATTTTATTAATTCGTTACCTTCTAATGTAGCTGATACAAAAATAGGTTGTTGAGTCATTTTATCTACATTAGCTGTTAATGCTGAGACTTGATTGCTCATATCTTTCATACGTTCTTCTAAATAAGTATCAGGAGTTGATTTTCTTTTATTTGAAGTTCTAATCATATCTCCTATTCCTGGGGCTACTGCGATGTCGTCATTTGGGCTAGGTTTAAATAATCCTCCTTCTTTAGTTGATATTAATGTTTCACCTGTTCCATTACTATAACTCATATCACCTACTCCTTGAGCTTTAGATTCACTTTCACTTAAAGCATTATAAAGAGCAGCAGTTCCTAAACCAGCAAAAATTAACCCTGTTAATATATTACCTGTTCTAGCACCAGCACCAAATATATTAGCTACCGCTGTTGCTATGGATCTAGATAATATACCTAACATTAAACCCTGCATTATTCTAAGAAGAGGTATTGATGATGAAATAGATCCTACTAAAGTAGAAAAAGCACTAACTATAGGTAATACAATCTGGGCAATGCCTATAAATACTTCTTTAAATTTTTCAATAGAGGCATTTAATCGTTCTTGAACCGACATTTGATTTCGTAGGTCTTCTATTGTTTTTTCTCTTATTTGCTCTTCAGTCATTCCTTTAGAACGAGCAAATTCTAAAGCAGCTTGTCCTAATCTTAAATCATCTCCTGATAGTTTATTTAGTGCTCTTTCATCAGTTAAAGTTTTAGCTAATTCTTCACGAGTCATACCAACTGCTTTAGCGGCCGCTTCTTGTTGAATACGGTTCTGGAGGCTAAATTCTTCTATACTACCATAATTCTTACGAATTTCTCTAGCAACACCCGCCATATCATTATTGATAGCATATAAACGGGCCATTTCTAAATTTAAGTCTTTACCGGTTAATAATTCGGCTTCTAATTCAGCTGAGATAGAGGATTCAAAATTAAGCAATGAACCAGCAATATTTTCTACTTGCTGCATATTCATTCCTAACGCTTTAGCCTGAGCTGCTGCTTCACCTAATGCTTTTCCACCACCACCTAAAGATAATTTAATTGCGTTAGATGTATTACCAACGTCTCTTAATATATCTTTTTCATTTAATAATAATTTATTATTTAATCCTGTTGCTTTAGCAGATTGTAATATACTAACAACATTTTTGTCTAGGTTTTTACCACTAACAAAAGTTAGTTTTTGTTGTTGAACTAATTCTTCATTAGTAAAACCGGCTGCATCCCTTAACATTGTAAATGTTTCTAAATCTTTAGCATTTAATACAGCATTAGAACCTAATGCTTTACCTACAGCTAATATAGTTTCTTGGTATGCTTTAGTATTTGAGGTTAATCTCCCAGAGTCAAGAGCCATTTGCTGTAGATCATCTCGAAGATTGTTAGCTTCTTTATACGTTATATTAAAACCTTTAGCTAGATCTCCTGTTTGTTTATCAACAGCTATAATAGCCTTACCTATTTGTACTAAAATAAAATCTAAAAGATTAGAATAAGTTAATTGTTCTTTTAAAGATTCACCAATATTTCTATATTTTGATGATTGAGCAGATAATTCTTTATTTTGAGATTCTAAAGAATCTTTTTGTGATTGAAGATCTTTAAGATATTTACCACCAAATCCTGCTCTAAGTTGGGCTGAGGATAATTGGCTTGCATTTGATGTTTCTATTTCTTTGTTTAATTTAGAAATTTCATCCTTGTTTAGTTTTGTTTGTAATCGAGCATTTTTAGTTTTCTCAATTGCATCATTAAGTGGTTGGACTAAGTCTCCAAATCCTGCTTTAGATAATAAATTACTTATTCCTTTTACTCCTGTTCCTAATAAACCTATTCCTTGATTAACTTCTTTTTGATATTTAATAGTTTTTTCAAGAGCTTCATTAAATTCATCTTCATATTTTAAGGCATTTTTAATCTCGGCAGCATTTGCTTTGCTTAATGTACCACTTTTTAAATCGTATCTTAAAGTTTCAAATTTAGATTTAGCCTGTTGTTGAAGATTTTTTAGTTGTTTTTCACTTAATGAAGTTTCTCCTCTTCTATAGTCAATTACTTTTTTAGATATGTCTGAAATACCTGATAATGATTTTTTAGCACTTGCTAAGTAAATATTTTGTTTAGAGAGTTCATTAACACTATCTTTAAAAGATTTAGCAACAAAATCTAAATCAGATGATAATTCACGAACTTCTGCTCGTAAACCAGAAAGTAAAGCTTTAGCTGTTTCTAGATCCTTTTCATTAAATGGTTTTAATGGATTTTTACCAAGCTCTTTTCGTAGCTTATTTATCTCATCATTTATTTTATTAATATCGTCAGCCATTTACTTGTTATTTATTATAAATATTTAAAGGCATCACTTTTTGGATGCCTTCGTAATATAAGTGGGTGGAGTAATACTTTTAGTTGCTTGTTTTGCTTGGGCTTTATTAACATTACCTGAAGAATCCATCAATGTGGTTTTACCTCCGTTTTTGGCATTTTCATAAGCTTCTTTTTCTTCTTCATAGTGTTTTTGGATTTGACTAAAAGTGAATTTTCTTAACCATATAGGCATATTATAAATTGTATGCCAATCAAATCCTCCATTACCATGAAATACTATCTCGTGAATTTGTCTAAACAAACTCATACGAACTATAGGTGCGTTATTGAGCGTCAGGCCAAAAAAAGCTAATCCCTACCGGGATAGCGACCTCCTCACCGCTGTCTGTTGTAAAAGTTAAATCAACATCTGGTTGAGTGTTCTTGATGTGTTCTCTTAAAGCTCTAGAATCTTTAGCTAATAAATAATTATCTACAAAATTCCTAATTGTTTTAGTATCTCTATCATTTTCAACTGAAGTAATAATATATTTTAAACGAGTAGATAATTCTGGAGAGGCTTCTTTGTTAATTTTTCTTAATCCCTCAATTTCTTTATCTATATTTTTTTCATCGTGTCCGTTTAAAATTTTATAAGTAACGGTGTTTTTAGAATGAGGTAAAGTAAAAGAAAATTCATTTACACCTTTAGTGATTGAAGATTCATCAAATGGTCTATTATCAATTTCTGATAGATCAATTGTTATGTCTTTACCACCATAAGTGAATGAATAATCTTTACCATAACCTAAAATACGAGCGGCTACAAATAAAGCATTTTTATCACCTATAATTAAATCTTTAACATCTACTGCTTTATCTACTATAAGAGATTCTAATAGTTTATCTAACACAATACCTTTTGTAATGTAAGATTGATTTGTTAAAATATCTTCTTCTTTAGCAGTCATGTACTTCATTTCTACTTTTCCAGATGCTAAAGGTGAATTTTCAGGGTAAAGTAAACCTTTTGATGGTAATTCTACAACCTCAGTTGGGAATTTAAACTTATTTTCTTCCATAATTTTTATTTATTATAACTTAATTGTCCTATATAAATATATGAGAAAAAAAGAAGCTCGCAAAAAATGCGAGCTTTCTTTAATTTTATTTTCTTTTTATTAGAAGTTCAAGATACAGTAGTCAGGTTGAACAGTTAATGTGATGTTCTGAGCTGCTGATTCGTTATCCCAGCTATAATCACCAAAGTTAGCATTAGTAATTAAGGCACCTTTGATAATCCATTCTGAAACGATATCACCTACAGGACCTAAAACATCTAATGTTAAATCTTTCTTGTAGAAGTCAGAATAACCATCTCTACCTGTTACAGATTCGTGGTGTAAACGTACCCATTCCATTACTGCCTGAGCACCTGATGGTGTGATTGGATCAAATAATGTCATTTGGATTTCACCCCATTTAGACTTACCTTTAACGAAACGTTGAACGTTTATATGATTGAGAGGAATTGAATCTTGAGTTAATGTTACTGCGTTCACTCCCTTAACAATATACGATGGTATACCGTCAATATACATGATAAACCTGTTCTGCTGTTTAGGTTCGAAGGCTGTGAAAAATATTTCGTTTGGATCTAATACTGCCATTTTATTTAGTTATTTTTATTTATTTATAAATATTCCGTTTTTAAAAAATTATGCTGGGAAAGTTACTCCAGTTGGTAAGATGTTGAAGTTTAAGTAAATAAATTCAGCAGTCTTAGTTGGTTGTAAGTAAATTTGACCTACTAATTGATTTCTGTCGATTACGTCAGGAGTGTTGTTGCTATCATCCATAACTACTTTAAACGCATACAAACCTTGTCTTTGTTGAACTGATGTTAAGTATGGATTAACTTGAGCTAAGAATTGGTTTCTTGTTGCAATTGTATTTTGTTCAAATACTAAGTTATTAGCAACTTGAGAAATGTATGATTTAAGAGCAATTAACAATCTTCTTACGTTTACTCTATCTAAAGCAGAAGCTTTAGTTTGTAATGTTTTCTGACCGTATACTACAACTCCAGTTCCAGGGAAAGTAGCAATTGGATTAACTTTATTTTGGTATAAAGTATCTCTTTGAGTTTGAGACAATTTTTGAGCAGCTCTAACTACATTACTTAAACCACCTCTGTTAATACCTGCTGGTGCGAACCAAGGTTCAGAAACGTTATCGTTGTAAGCGTAAACACCGGCTACCATCGTTGAAGCAGGAACCCAAACTAATGCACCTGTATCAGGATCGATTGTTTGAACCCAAGGCCAGTATGAAGCAGCGTATGAAGTGTTTCTTGAATTTGCTTGTGTAGTTACTGTAGGGATTGAGTTTACATTATAAGGTACTAAATCAAGTACGAAAATACTATCACCTCTGTTTTGAGTGTTATTGATAATAGATGTACATTGAGAAGTTTGTAATGAGTTAAATAAACCAGGAGCAATAATTACATTGAATCTATAATCGTCTTGATTAGATAACAAATTAATCATATTAGTATAGCTACCACTTGGTAAACCTTGAGAGTTATTACCTGAAGTAATAGTATCATAATAAGCAGCTCCAGCACCAAACAAATCACCTACAGCACCACCAAATGAACCACTAGCGTTTACAGGAATAGATCCAGTAAATTGAGCTTTTGCAACACCATTGTTATCAAAATATAATGGAGTAGGAGTTAATACTGAGGACACATAAACGTATCTAGAGAAATTAGGTACTGAACCTGAAGTTTCAATTTGGTTAGTTGTAGAGTTATAGTTTTGAACTTGATCACCAATTACTTTAGTTACAAAGTTTGGAGCTGTTGGGTCCATTGATAAGTTAGTCCAAGTTTCTAATACAGTTTGATTATTTGTAGTATCATCACCTTGTCTAATTAATAATGAAAAAGTACCTGATGAAGTATCACTATTAACAATTGACCATCTAATATTATCTGCTGAACCAGAAGCTAAAGCACCAGCTGTATCTTGGCTACCAGTACTGTTCATAATAGTACCTTTAGAAAGAGTAGCAAATCTAACTGATTCTGAAGTGTTGTAGTTTAATACTGGGGTACCTTGAGATCCTGAGGTTGTTGCTGATGTAAATGTACCACTTACTACTCTAGATACTAATAACGTTTCACCACCGTTGTTAAAGTAGTTATAAGCTGCTATTGAAGTAAAGTAAGTATAAACTTGGCTACCACTTAAGAAAGCAGTACCGAATTTATTTTGATAATCACTATAAGAAGTAACGATTGTTGGAACTTCTACAGGACCTTTAACTGTTGGACCGATAATAGCTGCGCCTACAGTGATAGGCTGTTGGGTGATAAACGATTGATCGTTTTCTAGTGCTAATACGCCAGGAGATATTAATGTGTCTGCCATTGTTAATTATATTATATTAGTTTTTATTCTGTGATAAATATGGCAGAAGGGTCTAAAAATTAATTTACGCTAACGAATTCTCCGCTATTTAAATCAATATTTCCTTCACCATATTTTTCTTGTAATTCTTTACTAACTTTAACTTCTTCAGCTTTTAAGTTATTTAAAGCACTTACAAGCATTTCTTTTTGAGATTTCAATTCTTGCATTTGAAATTCAATAATACCAAAATCGGTAACTAATTGATTTCTTGTTGATTGAAAATCTTTTAATTGTTGTAATTCTTCTTGTGTTAAAACTTTTTTATCCATATACTTTTATTTATTTGTTTTTTATGCTTTATATACTACTGTGTAGAAAAAAGGAACATTAAATGGAACACTTGCTGAGGTAGTAAATGAAATACTACTTGGTCCTATACTATTTGCACGAGGATAATAACTCATACTTGAAGTAGCATAGGAAGATGAAATTCCTACTGTAATGAATACATCTGTTCCTAATGTTTTACCTGTAAAATCTATTGGTGTAATATCAATTGTTGTTAAACTCTGTCCTGAGTTTATTTGGCCTGCTCCTGCAATCATTTGTGTTGCAAATAATGTTGGAGTAGAACCTGAAGGTAAAATATAACGATTAATGTTTGATGGGGTATTTACTAAATTAGTTGCCCAAGAAGCAGTAGCATTTGTAAATCCAGGCAAATTAACTGTTCCACTAACACTTAATGAACCACTCATTACGGTAGATCCAGATATGTTAGTTGATCCTGTTAATGTTAATGAGCCTGAAATGGTAATATCATAAGCAGAAGCAGCTGTTAAAGCATCTACTGATTGAGATACATGCCATGCTTGGATTGTACTTGTATTAGTTATACCTGATTTTGAAAGGACATTTGCCATATATCAATACATATTAATAAAAAATAAAAGATATTAATTAAGCAATTTGTTGTATAATCATTTGTGTGTTAAGATCACCTCTAATATATTCACCACTTAGGGCTGTAGTATTATTAGTCATTCTTATTTTCACATCAATATTTGCTACTGGAGCGTATATAAAATCTAAGGTACCATCACTAATATTGTTTGAACCATTAGTTGGTTGAACTATTTCAACTGTAGGTCCTATTTGCGTATTAGTACTATCATAACATGAATATTGAAGTAAATAAACTGCGGCGGCGCTCCATGCTAATCTAGCTGTTATTCTATAAACTTTACCTCCAGTTAAAGAAGCTAGTCCTGAACCAATAGCATATGGTATTCCAACAGAATATACTGAGTTGTTAAATATTACATCTTGGTCAGCCCAGCTACCACTACCTATTGTTTGGTTTGTATCTCTTATTACATATAAATAATTATTTGGTAATCCTGAGTATGCAGATGCTGTTACTGCTCCTACAAATTGAGTATTACCGTTATCTAAATTCATATAAAGTAATCCAGCAGTACTTCCTCCAGTATTAGTGCCTTTTAAAACCCTAAATTGGTTTTCCCATGTATCTAACATTGAAGCTGAGGTGTATAATCCACCGGATGCTGCTAATAATATTTGACCTCCTTCACCTGTACCTCCAGCTGAAGGTGGGTACACATTTAATGAGTTTTCTGTTGATGGTGTACTAGTAATAGTTCCAACTGTTAAACTTCCACTTACTGATACACTTTGAGTTAATGGATTAAGATAAGAAGCCGTTGAAGCAAAAGATGAACTTATAGCTCTTGAAGAACTTAAAGCATACGAACTACTTAAAGCATAACTTGAACTAAGAGCATATGAACTACTTAAAGCTTGTAAAGCATAAGAAGATGTACCTGATAAAGAACCTGTAAATGAACCGTTAAATGAACCACTAAATGATCCTGTGTTTGATAAGAATTGGTCTACTCTATTTGCTGTTAGTATGATAGAAGGTACTTCTGGTACTGCTGCTAGATCTGCTTGTATTATTATATTTGTACTAGTAGCAGACCACATTATTTCATAATAATCGTTAGCCGCAGCCAGTACAAACCAATTCCAAGCGGCTACTTGTCTTACATTAGTACCTCCGGCAAAAGTAACATCTGTATTGGTATATGTTAAATTTGTTCCATTTTTTCTAAACCATATATAAACATCTTCAGTACCTGAACCTACTGCTCTTGCTAATTGAGCTGAGAATTGTATATTGTATACTCCGGCATTGGTTATTTTTATTTTAGTATTGTCTGAACCTGATATTGCTACCCCATTGGTAATGTCTGTAGTATTAAATGACATTGATGTTGGAGTATTAATAGCTGAAGCAGTTTGGGATACTGTAGAGTAAAAACTACCATAAGAACCAGTGGCTGTATTTCCTGTTCCTCCTCCACTACCACTTGCTGTTGAAGTTATTGTAACTTGTCCTAAACCATTTGTTGGAGATAAAATAATATTAGGTCCTGCTAATAATTGAGTTACACCTCCATTAGCAGCATAAGATGAACTTAAAGCATAAGAAGCACTTAATGCATTTAAGGCATAAGAAGCAGTACCTAAAAAGGATCCTGTAAATGAACCAGTAAATGAACCTGTTGTTGTTCCACCACTTCCACTACCGCTACCACCAGTAATATTAACTGTTAAATCGTTAAAATTTCCTATAGTAGTAGTTACCCCAGAACCTGTAAAGATAATGAGGTTTAAGTTAGAAGTTAATAATGTACTTCCACTATATATTTTTAAAGGGATTAATCCAGGTACATTATTTAAAGCCATGTTATTATATAGTATTAGGGAACGGAGGTGGTAACGTTTCTGTTGCAGGATTAATCATTGCATCTAACTGTCTTGTTAAAGAAGCTTCCATATCAGGAACCGGTAGTACAGTATATAACCATCCTACTACTTGATCTTTAGTTAAATCTTCGTAAGGAGTAAAATCTTCTGGATCAGGTGGAGGGACTACTACTGAACCGTAGTTTTTTATAGAATAAGGGGTGTTGTTTGCTATTGTTGAAGCTGTTAAGCTCCAGTTAACATTATAAACAACATCATTTAAGTTACCATCTTTGATGATTACTTCCATTGATTGGATTTCCCAGAAAAAAGTTGGGGTAAAAGGGATTATTGTTCTCATATTTCTTACTTATTTTAATTATTATACTATAAATATCCATCCTGATGATTTATATACATACAATCCTTCGGTCACATCTATACAATAAACTATTAATCCTACTTGTGGACTAGCTATAGCAATACGTTCAGCATTTGTCATTCTTGGAGGTAAAAATCCTGAGGTAGTAGAATCAATTTGTAATTTTGCTGAAGCATCAGGGGTAGTAGTATTAATACCTACATTACCAACATTGTCAATCCTCATACGTTCAGAAGTTCCTGCTGCTATAATTACTGTATCAGATAATGTTGAAGTTAAACCGGAAATACTACCAATAATAGTGTTATTAACACCTGTTGTAACACCCTCACCAGCATTATAACCTAACATTAAGTTATAAGTACCTGTTGTTACATCGTTACCTGATGAAGCACCTAAATAAGTATTATAACCACCTGATGTTGTAGCTCGACCAGCTTCAGCACCTATTGCTGTATTTCTAGTAGCTGCACTACTGCTTAATCTTGATAAAGTGAATATACCTAAACCTGTATTTCTAGATCCTGGTTTTTCTAAAACGTTACCTGATCCATCATATCCAAATGAAGCGTATCCTACACCTGTATTATAATCTCCTGAGTCACCGTTACTACCTACTACTGCTGAATAACCACCAACAAATGTACAATAACTACCTGACCCTATTGGTGTGCCAGAGTTAGGAGTTCCTGAATCATATCCAATATAAACGTTATAAAAGCCTGAATAAACGATTGTACCAGCATTACCTCCAATACCTACATTAGTGCCACCAACACCGGCCGCTGTTGAGTTAGTACCGGCATTGTATAAGGCTTGACGTCCTACAGCTACGTTATTACTACC